ATGAGTACGTTGACAGAAGTGGCGGCTGAGAGAGAAAAAAATGCAGCCGAGGCAATGCGTCATGCGACTGCTGCTGCGGCAAAGCACATAAGCCATGCAAAGAAAATACGCACCCTTCCATCAGTAGCACCCGAGCATCAGTATGAGGCAATCACGAGAGAGCAGATAGAGTATGTGCAGAGCCGCCATCAGACCGATTAGATTCAACTCCGTGTATCCCCATAGCGCCTCCTCGCGATTCAATCGCTGCCTGCTAGCCCACTTGGCGCTGGTTTTTGCGACCTTATTGGCCGGTTGTGCGGGGAAGCCGGTGATTCAGACTCAGGTGATCGAGAAACCTGTTGCTGTCCCTTGTCTCGTTGATACTCCGTCCGAGTGCAAGTCAGCCTATGCGATTGATCGCGTGTCAATCAAGGACGACCCTCTGACGATCAATAGAGCGCTGCGTACGGAAATAGAAGAAAGATCGGCATGTGAGGTCAAATTACTTGCTGCATTGAGAGGATGCAAGAAGGGTATGAGGAGCCTGTAAAAGGAAATGGAAAGGGAAGCGCTGATAAAGCCGGACATGTGGAAATTCGAGGGTGAAGTATCCAGCGAGGAAACAGAAAAGGGTGCAATAAGCGTAGAGCCTGCGAGTCCGAAAAAGAGCAGTCGAGCCATAAAGAGGCGTAAGGTAGTTGACGCGATCTTTGCTGGCATTTCACTTGGAAAGTCGGCTCGTGCGATGTGCGTGGAGGTTGGTATCAGTCAGAGGGTTTTATGGAACTGGCTGGCTAGTGACGAAGAGCTTATGCGCCAATATCAACGCGCCAAGGAGCTTTGCGTGGATGCCTACGCGGAGGAAATCATCGAAATTTCGGACGAGGGATCAAGAGATACGTATGTCGATGAGAAGGGACGGGAGGTCATAAACCGGGAGGTTATTGCGCGCGCGCAATTGCGCATCGATGCGCGCAAGTGGTATGCCGCACGACTGGCGCCAAGGAAATATGGCGATAAATTACCTGTCACACACGAAGGCAGCGATGCCAGGAAATCTGTAGTGCATAACATCGCGATAGCTTTTGTCGCTCCGGAAGATAGAGGTAATGAGCCAAATGTATCATCGTAAATGGCGGCTCGAGTGCTATGACTCCCCATAGAGCTGAATTTCCGTCAAAGCTCAGATTTCTGTTTGAACCGGCACGCTACAAGATCTTATATGGAGGAAGAGGGGGTGCAAAAAGCTGGGGTGTTGGCAGGGCATTATTGATTCAGGCAGCTGCAACCCCATTGCGCATCTTGTGTGCGAGAGAATTTCAGAATTCTATCGTCGAATCTGTGCATCATTTATTGAAAGCTCAGATAGAGGCCATCGGTTTAAGCTCATTTTACGAAGTGCAAAACAGCGTTATCCATGGAGCAAACGGTTCCGAGTTTATCTTTGCCGGTCTGCGTAGCAACGTAACCAGGATCAAGTCGTTCGAGGGTGTGGACAGGGTCTGGGTGGAAGAAGCACAGACAGTGAGCAAGACAAGTTGGGATACGCTTATTCCGACTATTCGTAAAGAGGGGTCGGAAATCTGGGTGACTTACAACCCTGAGCTCAATACCGATGAGACTCATCAGCGGTTTGCAGTCAATCCCCCTGTTGGCGCTGTCGTAGTAAAAATCAATTGGAATGACAATCCATGGTTTCCGGAGACCCTGAGACGGGAAAAGGATGAACTGAAAGCGCGTGACCCGGATGCTTACCAGAACGTATGGGAAGGGAATTGTAGGGTAACGTTGGACGGAGCGGTTTATGCGAAGGAGCTTCGATTGGCACAGGAAGAAGGAAGGATACGGAGTGTGCCATATGATGAGGCAAAGCCGGTACACACCTTCTTTGATCTCGGCTGGGCCGACAACACCAGCATCTGGTTTGCGCAGACCGTTGGCAACGAACTCAGGTTGATCGATTATTACAGTAATAGTCAGATGCCAATTCAGCATTATATCGGAGTGCTGCAAAACAAAGGGTATATGTACAGTACAGATTGGTTACCACACGATGCCAGGGCTCGGACGTTGGCAACCGGACGTAGCGTGGAGGAAATTATGCTTGCAGCGGGGCGACAAGTAAGAATTGTGCCAAATCTCTCCATTCATGATGGTATCAACGCGGCGAGAACTATCTTTCCACGTTGCTATTTTGATGAGCTGAATTGTGCAGAAGGCCTGCAAAGCCTGAGGCATTATCGATTTGATGTCGATCCCGATTCCGGTCAATTCAGCGCAAGACCCTTACATGATTATCACAGCCATGCAGCCGATGCCTTTCGCTATTTTGCTGTGGCAATCGAGGAGGATAAACCGGCTGTGAGTGCGCGAGGCATTAATATGAAAGGTTGGCGGGCATGACTGAGGCAGGTGTTACGGCAGATATTTCGATTGAAGCTTACGACAAAATATGCCGCGATATTCGGGATCAACCGAAGTGGCGAGCGGATTCGGACACGGACTGTGATTATTACGACGGCGCGCAGACCAGCGCGGAGGTGATCGAGCGGCTGAAGATGGCAGGTATTCCTCCCCAGGACTCCAATCTGATCAAGCCGACGATCAATGCAGTATTGGGGTTGGAAGCGCGTAGCCGAACGGATTACAGGGTGACGGCGGATGATGAGAGCCAGGCAGAGATTGCGGAAGGTCTTTCCGCAAAAATCAAGGAGGCCGAGACCGAGTCACGCGCGGACCGGGCCATGTCAGATGCGTATTCCAGCATGATCCGTGCAGGTATCGGGTGGGTGGAAATATCCCGGGAATTTGATGCGCTCAAATATCCGTATCGTGTCCGGGAGGTGCATCGTAACGAAATTTACTGGGACTGGAGTTCAAGAGAGCCGGATCTGTCCGATGCTCGATATTTGCGACGCGATAAGTGGATAGACCAGCTTCAGGCTGCACTTATGTTCCCGGACAGGGCGGAAATCATTGCAAATAGCTGGAAGGGGTGGAATGGCACGGATGTATATGAAGGTTATGACAACAGCTTGGCGAGAGCGTATGAAATCGAGCAGGCATGGAGTCGCAACCAGGAAGATTACCTGAACCGAAACTCGGGTATGGTCAGGCTTTCCGAATTATGGTATCGGCATTTCGAGGATGCATACGTCCTGGTATTGCCTGATGGGAAGGTAATCGAATACAGCGAGGATAATCCGTATCATCAGGCAGCGGTTGCCCAAGGTCTCGTGCAGGTCCAGAAGTCGGTTCTCACCAGGATGCGGGTTTCAATCTGGCTGGGGCCGCATAAACTCATGGACGTTCCGAGTCCATTACCTCATTCGGATTTTCCATACGTTCCATTCTGGTGCTTCCGCAAGGATAGGAGTCGGGCTCCCTATGGATTGATTCGTGACATGCGGGGACCCCAGGATCAGATAATCGATCTGGATATTCTTCTCTACGAAGTCCTCAATTCGGTAAAAGTCGAAGTGGACAATGATGCGCTCGATCTCAGCCAGAATTCTTATCAGGAGGTTGCCAATAATATAAGCAGTCTGCGCTCGATGACCATCCTCAACTCTCAGCGAAGGAATGCCAGCGGCTTCAGGGTGATACGTGAGCATCAGCTTGCCGCCCAGGTGTTTCAGCTCGTGCAGGAACGCAAGCGCAGAATCGAAGAAGTGGGGGGAATCTATCGTACTATGCTGGGAGCACATACCTCAGCAAGCAGCGGTGTGGCGATCAACAGTCTGGTGGAGCAGGGTTCGACCGTGTTGGCGGAGCCCAATGATAATTTTCGCCATGCTCGCCGACTTGTTGGCCAGCAACTTCTTGCGCTGATCAAGGAGGACATGATTGGAAGACCAGCGCAAATTACAGTCCAGCAAGGTAATAAACCCAAGGTGGTTTATTTCAATCGCCAGTTGGATGATGGGTTGGTACGCAACGACATTGCTTCTGCAATGGTCAAGGTTGTGCTTGAGGATATTCCCGCTACTCCGACATTCCGGGCGCAGCAGTTGCAAGCCATGTCGCAAATCGTACAAGCAGCGCCCCCTCAGTTCCAGGCCGTGCTTTATCCGGTAATGCTCGAGCTGTCCAATGTCCCAAACCGGCATGAGCTGGCCTATCAGTTAAGGCAAGTGGCTGGCATCCGCGATAATCCGCAATTGCAGGCCATACAGCAGATGGTGCAGGAGGCGCAAGAGCAGATTGGTGAGTTGCAGCAGAGATTGGGAGAGGCTGAGCAGCAGCTTAAGGACAAATCACGCGAACTTGACTTGAAAGAGCGTGCGCAGGCGCACAAAGAGGATATGGATGACGCAAAACTCCGTCTGGGGGCGGAGAAGATTGCTGATTGTCATATAAGTAACACATTATCCGCATAAAAGGAGTAACAAAATGATTCGGTTTCTGAATGATGAAACTGTGGCGGGATACAGATACGGTAAGGGTGCAATTTCCAGGTTTGATGATGTGACTGAAGCGATTTTGATTGCTCAAGGTGATGCTGAAGATTATCCAGCAGTTACCAAGCCGATAGAGGTGCTGTCGAGTTCGGCCGTGGCTGCCTCATGCGCGTTGACGGCGATGGATGAGGTTCTGGGATCGTTCACTATTCGCGCGGGAATCATCGGCGTCAACAGCATCATTCAGATCGAGCCACTTTGGACGTTTACCAACAGCGCGAATAACAAGATTCTGAAAGTCAGGATTGGCGGCGTGACGGTCTACAGTGCCACGCGCACTACGTCTGTCAAAGAAGCACCGCTAATCGTCCTGGCAAACCGTAATTCCCTGGTATCGCAGATACAGCCCTTGGACAATATGTATGTCACTGCAGGATCGGGCGCTCCGGCTACTTATATGATCAATTTTGCAAACAATGTCACAATCGATATTACCGGGCAGAGAGCAAACAACGGTGATACGCTTAAACTCGAATACTATCGAGTGCTGCATTTTGTGGGGGATTGATGGCAACCTGGCACGTTCGTCCTGATACATCCCATAGCGGTATGCGTAATGGGCAATCCTACGCTTCTGCCTGGGGCGGTTGGTCTGAGATTGTTTGGGGTACCTCAGGGGTAAATACCGGAGACACTTTATACATCTGTGGAGCACACACATATACTTCAGTTATTGCGCTTGGCAACGTTACTGGCGTCACTATCAGAGGGGATCACTCATCTGAGTCCGGATCGCTTTCTTTTAAGGGCAACAATATCTATTTCAATGTAAATCGTTCTTCAACAACCGTTGAGGCACTGACAATTACATCTGAAAACAGATGCATTGTGCCTGGCGGAACTCCAATGACTGGGTTTTCAATTAAAAATTGCACATTTAACGGATCGTCATTTCCGTGTATTGAATTTCTCTCGATAAACACTTGGGGTTGGGTTAATACCACAATCGACGGCAACACGTTCAATGGCGGAGTTGGCGGCGGTGCTGGAGCTGCAATTAGCTGGTGGCCGCAGAGTGCTGTGAATACTTATCACGAAAATCTGAAAATCACGAACAATACCTTCAATGGGTGTTCGGCGGCTCAGGGGGTGATCGTGCTTCTGGCAACCCCAACATCGGCATCTACTGTCCACATCTACGACCTGGAAGTTAGCGGAAACACCTTCACTAATTGCGGTGGTGCTGCGATCAAGGCGTATGTTCCCAAAACCGGCCAGAATAAAGGTGTGAAGATTTACGGGAATGAGATAAAAAACCAGAAAAGAGTGGGTGATCTTGGCGGAGGTATTGTTGTAGGAGGGTTCATTCAAACAGATACCTCGGACTTTGGACAGAATGTAATCGAAAATAATGTAGCGGACGGCCTGGAGGGTACGACAGGATTTGCCAACATCATGTATGGAAGCTACATCATAAGGTACAACTCTGCGAAGAACATCTCTTCAGTTATCTACGATGGCTGCGGTCTTCTGTTTGACCATGGGGCAGACGGGTGTCTCGCCTATGGTAACTACCTTGAAAACCTGGTCGGTCCCACTGATTTCACAGCCGGAGCCGGAATCGGAATCATCTTTGAAGCCACCAACATCACATGTTACGGGAACGTCATAAAGAATTGTCACATGGGAGTCTTTTACGGCAACCAGACTTCCGGGCGGGTAAGCAACATTTTCAATAACACGTTCATAAATTGTGACCTGGCGGCGATACACGGAAATCCAACAACCTTTCCCGCTGATTCCAATATTTGCAAAAACAATATATTCACAGCCAAAAATCCTGGGGCGTTTGATATTCGTTATGACTCAGGATCCTGGAACCGGGAATCAAACAACGTGTTTTTCGGCTTCAAATCAGGAACTCAAGCCTTGAATGCTTCCAGTCTCAATGTAAACCCGGACCTCGATCCCAATTATCGCCCCCACTCTTCAAAAGTAAAACGGGCCGGAGCTTACCTTGGAGGCAAGGATTACTACGGAAAACAGTTTTATGACACTCCCAATGTTGGAGCAGTGGAAGACGTAACGAACACTCCGCGTTATACGTTCAGATATAGATAGAACCAAACAGAATCAATCAAGAGCCGCCTCTGGAAACATTGGCGGCTTTTTTATTGGCTTTCGTTCATGCGACGCGCTAGCGGCGATTATGTAGCAAGGGAAGCGACGATGAAGGTGAAGACGAGTCTGTCATTCTGAACAAGAGCGGCAAGGGAGATATTCCCTATAGGAAGAAGCACAAGGAACTGCGGGTAGGGAACGATTTGATATTTGAATAAACGGAAGGGACAAATATGATTCGACTTTTGAATGATACAACTGTAGCAGGATATCTCTATGGAAAAGGAGTTGTTGTGTCCTTCGATAAAATTATCGAGAGTACTCTCATTACGCTGCGGTCTGCTGAAGCGTACGATCCCGTCGCATTCCATCCTTATTATCACTTTCACGGCTTTGCGGGAAACCAGGTCGCAGACGACGATAAATTTTACGATCTGACAGGAATAAATCATGCTTCGCGGGGCGTGAACCTGCCAGTCTCGCAGTTGTGGACGAAAAATTCCGGTTATGCGTCCACGATTGACCCAGCAAGAGGTGCAACTGATTCCGTACTGCGTATTCCCAATCTGAACTATGACTATGCAGGCGGTGAGAAGCTGATTATCTGGTGGCTTGGCAAAGTCACAGTCGAGGGTGCGGCCGCTCAAATGATGGGCGATGGTTATGGGACGTCCCCGGGACAGCGGGGCATTCGCATTGTGTTGTATACAACCGGTCGTGTCGGTTTCGTACTATCGGGCGCTACCGAAGCCTATTCTTCAAATGGGCACAAGAACATTTCGGGTGGCTTGCACAGTTTTGCAATAGCCGTGGACGGCGGGGGTGCGCGGCAGGGTATATGGGTGGACGAGGAGTATTCTCTCTCTGAAGGTTCATACTCTCCCCTAACCCGCGGGATAGACACACGCAATTCAAACACGTTCAACATAGGTACGTTCTTTCCTGCGTCTGCCAACTCCACTTTGGGTATTGCAACGGCGACGAGAGCTTTGGCAATACTTAGGCTTCCATCGAACTACACAATGCCATCTGTTGGGACATTGACGAGCGTTTTTCAGCAACTCCGCTCGAATCCGGGCAATCTCATTTTGAGGAGTGCGTTCTGATGACTCAGCTACTCAATCTTCCTCTTGACGTCGACTTCGCCGGTACGTACTTACAGGCAAATGGCATTGATGGTCGGGGAGATAATATGGTGAGTGGAATTTCTGATCGACTTGAGATTATTAACGGAGTAGCCAGAACAACGTTATACGGTGCGGACCGGCAAACAAACTACGGGTACAGGACTGAAATAGTGTTCGGAACATTCCCTAATTCTGGCGAGTGCTGGTCCTCAGTGGATTTCATGATTGATCCGCTGTGGACAACGAACAACGTCGCTACTATCGGTTCCTGGTATCCGACACCGGATGCCGGGGAAGAGTTGCTTGTCAAGCACGTCAATATCGGTTTGCGTCTCGTGGATAGAGATACGCTCTTTGTGAATGTCCCTGCTGCAGTGTTGCCTGCTGTAAGCAATATCGCCAAGACAGTTGCAGTCACAAAACTACAGCAAGGGCGCTGGTACAACATCACGATCCGGATAAATCTGCAAACAAATGCTGTGGGCTGGCGTGAGGTTTATCTGGATCGTGTAAAGATTTTCGGAGAGTACAACGTGCCTACGGCTTATGAGGACGCAAATGGCCCTTATTTCAAGATGGGGCCAAGAACACTCGTCCAGGACTATGGCATGGTGAGAATGTGGGTACGGAACGCCAAGCAATGGTTTGGAAATGAAAGTTTTTCCACGGTTATGGAGGAGGTGCCAGTATCACCTTCGAGAATGTTGCGGCAATAACGTTTAATCAGAGCCTATCGAGCTGCCCTTGGAAATAGGCGGTTTTTTATTGGCTTTCGCTCATACGCACGCACTCGCGGCAATATTGTAGTAGTCCCCGAAACCCCTGGATAACGCAATTCTTGTGCTTGTCCAGGGGTTTCTTTTTTGAACCCTGCTAAGGGCAGGCCCGCTCACTGGGTTAAGTAGTTTGGAGGAAAGATGGAAGTGGATCAGCTTACGGATGAGCAAATCGCAAATCTTACACCGGAACAAATCGAGATATTGGAAAGCGACCCGGACAAGCTTGCGGAAATTCTAGGTAGGCAGGAAGTACCTGAGGAAGAGGGAACGGAGAAATCCAGCTCCGATGTGAAAGACGATGCGTTCAGCAAAGTGAGCGACGATGAAGGTGAAGATGAGCCTGTCGTTCTGAACAAGAGCGGCAAGGGAACTATTCCCTACAAGAAGCACAAGGAGCTGCGGGTAGAGAACTCAGCGCTGCGTGAGCAGCTAAAGTCCGCGCAAGGCAAACTCGACGAATTCCTGATGCGGAAAGAGGAAGCAAAGGAAGCAGAGCCCGTTGCGCTGGATGAAAAACTCAAGACGCACCTTGAGGCTCTGAAGGAAGAGATGCCTCAACTTCATCAGGTACTCAGTGCACTGCTCGAAGGGAGTCGGAAGCAAGGCGAAAGGCTGGAGCAAACGCTGCGGGAGCTGGAGCGTGAAAAGGAGGAATCCGAGCGCATAAGCCAGCAGAGCACAGCAAAGCAAGTTGCTGAGGCAAAAGACAATAACCCTGATCTCGTGCATTGGGAAAGTAATGACGCTGACACCTGGGAAGAAGCACTGAAGCAGGATGAAATTCTGAGAACCAATACGAAGTGGGCGGGAAAGCCTTATGCCGAACGGTTCCAGGAGGTTGTCCGGCGTGTCAGGGCGATTATGCCGGAAGCCTCCACTCCAAAAAAGAAGCCCGATCCGGGAATGATGAAAGCGGATGTGCAAGCCAAGCTTGAGGCAGCCCCGGTGAGGAAGCCTGTAACTCTATCGGATATTCAGGGTGGAGCAAATCCAGCCTCTGAACGTGAGCAGCTTGAAAATCTGAGCCCATTTGAACTTGCTCAGAAGCTGATGAAGATGCCCACGCATCAGGCGGCAGCCTTGAGAGCCGAACTTGATTAAGGATGATTGATTAAATGGCTGAAACAAACGTAGCAAGCGGAAGTTCACTGGCAGTCAAACATTATAGCGCGGCACTCTTCGCCAACACGCTCAAAGGATCCACAGCAATTGACAGCCTTGTCGGTCCGGTCGAGCCTTCGGTAGCAATGCAGAAAATTGCCGGGCAGACAAATCCGGGCATGCCTGTTGTGCGTATCGATAATTTGATGAAGAGTGCTGGCGATGTCGTATCGCTCGATCTGGTCGATACTGTGGGTGGCGAGCCGCTGATGGGCGATGTCAATCGTGAAGGACGGGGCAGTCCGCTTTCGTTTTCCTCGATGGAGATCAAAATCGATCTATCCAGTAAGGTCATCGATGCAGGTGGCAGCATGTCGCAGCAGCGCACCAAACATCAGCTGCGTGAAATTGCCCTGGCGCAGTTGTCAGGGTATTTCCCCCGTCTCGACGCCCAGGAAACACTGGTACATCTCGCCGGAGCACGCGGCTCGCAAACTGGTTCGGATTGGACAGTACCGCTTCAAAGCGCACCAAACTTCGGGGCCATAATGGTGAACCCCGTGAAGGCGCCTACCTATAATCGCCATTTTGTAGTGAACGGCGCCAATTTGACCTCAGGAGGGCAGCAGTTGGGATCCATCGTTTCAACGGACGCCCTGCGCTTGTCGCATCTGGATCTGCTGCGGAAGAGGCTCGATGACATGGATCAGCCGCTGCAATCCGTCAAACTGGCAGGGGATCGGGCCGCGCAGACTTCCAAGATGTGGGTATTTCTCGCCACACCCAATCAGTACTCGCTCCTTTTGAGCGAAGGTTCGTTACGTGCATTCCAGCAGAACGCCATCAATCGGGCGGCATATTTTGACGAGCGTCATCCGCTGTTTGCCGGTGAGGTTGGAATGTGGAATGGCATTCTGGTGATCAAGAATGAGCGCGCGATCCGCTTTATGCCTGGCGAAAACACGAAGATAGTTACCGCAGCAAACGCGGCAACTGCAGCAGAAACCGATCAAGCTGTCAATGGAGCATTGACAGCCGGCTATGCGATCGAGCGCGGATTATTGTTGGGCGCACAAGCACTGGGGGTCGCTTATGGCAAAACCAGGGTCAGCGGAATGCAGTTCGGATGGAAGGAGCATTGGTATAACTTTGAAAGTAACCTGGAAGTAATGGGTGAGAAGGTTTGTGGCAAAGCGAAAACCCGTTTCTCTATCGACGATGGAACAGGTTTCAAGGTACCCACTGACTTTGGTGTGATTGCGGTTGACTCGGTTGTACCACTTTAATCCGTTTTAACCCGTTTGATACATGAAAGCGGGGCTTTAATGTTCTGCTTTCACCCATCACTTTTTCGAGAGATATAGATAAATGGCCACTTTTAGCGCACCAGATCTGAACAGCAAAGCGCTGCCCATGGGCAACTATGGCAACGCCGCGGTGGTTTATGGGACAGCAACGCCCTTATCCGGAGTAGTTGGAAGCATCTACCGTCCGGTCAGAATCCCGGCTGGCATGAGTGTTACAGCGTTACGGATAGTAAATGACGATATGGATACAGGCGGCACTACATTTGCTGTAAAAATCGGCTATACCCCAGTCGACTCCGGTCAAGGTCCTGTCGAGGATGATGATTACTTTTCCGCGGCTACAACGATTTTATCCGGCGTGGCTCTTACCGACCTGAGATTTCAACCCATCAAATTCGAAAAAGATGTGTACGTCATCCTGACGGTAACTGTACCGGCCACTGCGTTTGTTTCGGGCAATATCACTGCAATCGTTGCGGGCGAGGCGGCAGGCGTCAAGTAAAAGCAAGCAGTAATCAGGAAGTCAAAGGCGATCCCCAGAGTTTCTGGGGATCGCCTTTTTATTGAGGATTTCATATGCCCAAAGTCAAATATATTGCCACCGGCATCAAGATTGACAGCATCAATGGCGTGGGGTTGCGCTGGGAACCGGATCAAGTGCGGAATGTAAGCGCTGAAGTTGCTGAGAGACTGCTCATCTACTCCGATACCTGGATGCGCGTCTACGATGAGACGCTGGATAACGTTGTGCCGATCGGGCTGGCTCAAGCAGAGAAACCGGTTGAAGAACCGCTGCCGGTGATCGACTTTCATTCCATGAGAAAAAAAGCTCTGCTTGAGTTTGCCGAGCGCAAATACAACGAACGGCTGGACAGGCGTCAAAACGAGGGAACCATACGGCATAAAGTGATTGCCCTGTTTTCCAAGAACGAGATGCCGGACTGATGTCATTCTCATATCAGTCAATCGTCGAGCTGGCTCGTATTCCGCTGAATGATGAAGACAAAACACGTTACTCGGATACTGTGTTGCTGTCCTTTGCCAATCAGGGGATGTTGCAGATTCTCAGACGGCGGCCGGATCTGTTCATAGGTGAGTTCAACAACCTGCCCGATGGGGAACGGGCCTTGGATGATGCTTTTCCGCTACCGCCTATATGCCTCCAGACAGTAGCAGATTATGTCACGGCCAGAGCAGAAATGTCTGACGATGAGCATGTCAATTCCGGGCGTGCGGCTCTGTTCATGCAGTTGTTCGGCTCCGAGGCGCAACCATGAAATTCTGGAGCGATTTTTATGATCTGCTTATGCCAGACCTGCCTGGATGCCCAGCTGCTGCAGCCGACAGTGCATTGCGTCAATCCTCTATAGCGTTCTGTGAGCAATCCCTGGCCTGGCAAACCGAGCATCTGCCTGTCTTCGTAATGGGAGGCATTGCGGAATATGCCTACTCCCCCCCTGAAGGCGCGGCAGTTCATGCCATCATACATGCAGTGCTGGATGGAGAAGAAATAGAGTCTTTTGCCTGCGAGAAGAACATCAAGATCAAAAACTTGCGCCGACAAACTGGCAAGCCACGATATGTTCTTGGCGGTCCATTTTCGCTGACCCTGGTTCCAACTCCGGATAGTAACGGGATATTGACAATAACAGTCGCGTTAAAACCTTCGGCCCTCAGTACAGGGATTGACGACGCGCTATTTCACGAATACCGCGAAGCCATCATTCATGGCTCGATGACGCGGCTAATGCTGTCACCTAAAAAGCCCTATACCAATATCCAGCTAGCCGCCTATCACCAGCAACAGTTCATTATCAAGACGGCGGCAGCAGGCATGAGAGTAGCCAGAGGCTATACCAGAGCGCCATTCCAGACAGCAATCCTGAGACGAGGATAAAACATGGGACTCAAGTTCTCGAATTTTGGCAAGGCCATCATCAGTTCCGCTCCCAGTGGGACAACGGGATTGAGCTTCACAGTGGAGGCCGGAAAGGGCGTTCTCTTTCCATCGCCAGGGATCGGCGATTATTTCTATGGCATATTCAAGGATGCTTCCGGCAACCGGGAAATTGTGAAAATCGAGGCACGTACGACCGACAGCTTAATCATCGCGCAAGGAGGACGAGGACTGGACGGTACGGCTCCCCGTACCTGGGCAGCAGGCGATTACTTCGTTGCCGGTGTAACCAGCATCGCCTTGCAGGAATCCCTTGCAAATCCAAATCTCCAGGCGCTTGGTGCCCTGGAAACGTCAGCTGATAAGATGGCGTATTTCACTGGCCCGGGCACAGTCGCATTGGCGAATCTGAGCTCCTATATCCGGGGCTTGCTGGATGATGATAATGCGGCGGTTGCGAGAGCGACACTGGGCGCTGCGTCCGCCAGCCTCATTCCTCCCGGAACTGTTATGTCATTTTTTCAGGCGACGGCACCGGCAGGCTGGACTCAGGTCACGACACACCATAATAAGGCACTGCGTGTTGTTGGAAGCACCGGTGGCGGTTCGGGCGGTTCAGTCGCCTTCACGTCAGCCTTCACGTCGCAGGCGGTTTCCGGCTGGAACAGCGCGACGACATTGACCTCGGCGCAGATACCGGCGCATACACACTCGATTTCGACCTATGGAGATGAAACCGGAGCCGGCTTTGTTTGTGCCGGCTCTGGCCCATTCGTCAGTAATATAAATTCGTTCGAAAACACGGGGGGCGGCGGCTCGCACAGCCATATTTTTACCGGCACGGCCATCAACCTTGCCGTGCAATACATCGACATAATCATAGCGAGTAAGGATTGATGGAAATACGTACAGCGAATTGTCCCCTGGGAGCAAAGTGTGAAGAGCTTAAGCTCGAAGACAGCAAACCTGTCCTCTATCGATGTCCATGGTATGTGCAGGTTCGCGGCGTAAATGTCAACACGGGACAGGAAACCGATTCATGGGGATGCGCTATAGGCTGGCTGCCCACACTGATGATCAACGCAGCCAACGAATCCCGCAAGGGCACCGCAGCTACAGAATCCTTCCGTAATGAGATGGTGAAGCACAGCGAGAAAACCCAACGAGTGCTGCTTGTGGCAGCGCACATGGCGAACAGGAAGGTCCAGGGTAACGGTTTATCGGAGCAGAGTGAGATATGCGATTGACAATCATTCGGGACGACAGCGCGGTTGGAGTAGATGGCGTATTCAGGCGAATCGATTTGTCGTCGTTGAGGGCCAATGTGCGCGCTGTGCAGTGGAACGGTACAAGCGGTCATATAGAGTATGACGATACTGCAAATACGCTGTTCACAAACATAGCAGAGTTTCAGTCATTTGTGGATCTATGGAAAGCCGCGGCGTCAGAACAGATCACCTCGTTGACTGCACCGAGTCCGGATCAAATGAAAGCAGCGGCCCTGGCTCGTATTAACAATGCTTATCAGTCCAAGGTAAGGGAATTGACAGCAGTTTATCCAGAGGAAGAAGTGAAGAGCTGGGCGTTACAGGAAGCGGAAGCAAAGACATGGTTTTCGAATCCTCAAGCCCATACTCCCTGGCTGGATAGCGCTGCTGAGGCGCGAAGTATAAGTAAGGCAGATCTGGCAGCCAAAATTACCACCAAGGCTGCTGCATTTGCAGGGGTGCATGGTCAACTGACGGGCAAGAGGCAGAGATTACAGGACATGATTGTTGCCCTTGGCGATTTTCCCACCCCGCAGCAATTGGATGACATCAAATGGTAAACACATGATCGAAACTTTTTGAACAAGACAGCAAGACGCGGCGTAGCCGCTTTTTTTTTTTGCCCGAACGGGCTTTTTTATTCAATACCCAGGAGGAATTATTGTGACCATGTTTCAACGCAAACGCATTAAAGCCATTCAGGAAGAGGTGGAAAGACAACATGCCGCAGTCGAAGCCCGCGCAGACGGTTTATTGGAAAAGTTGAAGGGGTCGAAATGGACGGCCGCAATATTGCTGGGTGCGGTCGTATTGGCAATCATGGTCTTGTGGAGTTTGTCCTGATCATGTCGGATGATGACGGCGATCATAAGGTTGCGAGGAGGACAGAGAGGCGGCGGGGGCCATCCACCTACACATTATCCTTCGGTGGAATTATTGCAGTGGCTGGCCTCGTTGCGTCGGGCGTAGCTACGTACAACACACTGCAAAATGATATTGCGACCCTGAAACGGGGTGAGTTGTATCAGGAAAGAACCAATGAACGTCTTGATGATGAAATCAAGTCAATGAGAGCCGAGCAGCGTGAAACGTTGAAGGAATTCAACGACAAGCTCGACAGAATCATCGAGAAATGGACGAGAGGGAGAAAGCCATGAGGTATCTGCTGGGAGCTTTGTTTCTGGCGTCATGCACCATGCTTACGCCCCTGGTGACGAATGAACCACTGGTGACGAACGAAACCGCAATGGAGTCACCTGTTTCAACTGTACAACCGCAAACGTCGATGAGCACTGCAGAAATTCCGAAGCCAAAGTCCAAGACAGCATCTCCCGTTTCGGAAATATCCTCCTGCGCCACACTGGATGCAGGCGATCTGAAGGAGACCATAAAGGCGAAGCTGGATTGCATCACAGAAAATACTCCCTGACACATGTACCCGATACGGATAAATAAGCATGGAACACAAAGGATCATGAGATGAGCAAGCCATTGTTTAACCAGGGAAGGTCCGCTGTAGCGCTATTAGTGTTGGCTGCATCAACGCTGGTTGGGATCGCGGTGCACGAGGGGTATAAGGATGAGGCGTATATCCCTGTGCGCGGGGATGTCCCCACCATCGGGTTTGGTACGACCGCGGGCGTGAAAATGGGAGACAAGACAACCCCTGAGAGGTCTTTGATCCGGCTGCTGGATGAAATCGAGGGTCTTTATGCGGCGGGAGTCAGACGCTGCGTGACTGTGCCTCTATATCAGCATGAGTATGAGGCCATGATAAGCATTTCTTACAATATAGGCGTTGGCGCATTTTGTAATAGCACTCTCGTTAAGAAGCTAAATGCTGGTGATTATGAAGGGGCTTGCAACGAGTTTACAAAATGGGTTTATGTAAAAGGAAGAAAGGTTAACGGGTTGATTAATAGAAGAGAGCAAGAAAAAAAACAGTGCTTAGGAGAATTAAACTGATTCCTTAGTATTTATACTATCGGCATGACATAGGAGAATGCAATGCCGATATGTAGAACATGCAAGATCGTTTTTGACGGGGTGTATCGTAAGAAATATTGCAGCACAAAATGCCAGTTTCTATCTAAGGTTCCATCTGGCTTGAGTGATAGCGAGTGCTGGAATTGGGGTGGAGGAAAGAGCACGGCAGGATATGGCGCGTTTAATACTGGAGAAAAAATTGAGTTGACGCATAGGTTCTCATATCAACTATTTAAGGGCCTATCGCTGATGGAATGTTTGTCTGTCACACATGCGACAACCCATCCTGCGTTAACCCTTCTCACTTATTTGTCGGGACGCACAATGATAACGCGGCTGATATGGCGCAAAAAGGGCGCGCTGCATGGAAGAATAGGTCAATACCGCGTGAGGTGAGAAATAGAATTGGAGAAACAAGAAAGGCAAGCGGTTGGAAGCCGTCTCGTGAGCAAATAGAGGCTTCTATAGCAGCAAGAGCAAAAAAAATGGCCGATCCTGAATGGCGAGAGGCCGTGTATTCAAAGATGCGCGGTAAGAATAATCCAAATTACGGGAAGAGTTGGACTGATGGGCAACGTGCCAAAATCAGGGAACACTTGGATGTCAATGGAGGAAGCATGAAAGGCAAAAAGCATTCCGAAGAAACAAAGGAAAAAATGCGTGCAGCAGCGCTTGCAAGAATACAACAAGCGAAAAAATTGGAATCATGATCCCAATGATTGCACAGATCAACGCCCTCGGGGCGTTTTTTATTGACCATTTTCCCTAGGGTGCACAGGAGTGAAGCCGGAAGTATTCAAAGATGACGGTACGTCATCCATCTGGGTAGACAGAAAGCGTCAATATACATAAAAACTCAGCGATTCTAAGGCGTTCTAAGCGATTATTTTACAAGGGTTAAGGGTAACCATAGGCCGCAATAGCGGCTTTTTTGTTGCCTATCGTCTATTTATGCTGAATGATTGAAATAATCTATAAGACATACGAGAAATGAATCAGGTTATGGAATATCTGACCTCCCACATTCTGACCGGGTTAGTCGGCGTAACGATTATCGTCGGGCTCGCTGCTTTTGCGCTGGATACGCTCATCCTCTGGATGGCAACTTTGTTTGGGGATAAAGAATAGTGGCAGCTTTCCGCATTGCTAGTTTCTCCGGTCTTGTGCCACGCATGGCAAAGCATTTGCTCAGCTCGAGCCAGGCCCAGACGGCGACCAATTGCACCCTTGCCGCTGGCGACTTGCGGCCCAGAAACGCACCGCTACTTGTGTTTTCTCCCCAGATCGACGCCGAGATTCAGTCGATGTTCAGGATGGAAAAGGATGGGAGCGAAAAGTGGCTCGTCTGGAGCAGGGATGTGGATGTAGCCCGCTCGCCTGTTGCAGGGGATACGCTTCAGCGGTTCTACTACACCGGCGACGGAGAGCCGCGCACCTCCAACTTTGAAATGGCAACAGCGGGCGCCAATGGTTATCCATCCACCTGCTATGTACTTGGGGTTACACCCCCGGTTAGCGAGCCGCTGGTGGCTGCATCGGGTGGAAGTGGAGCAGCCACTTCCCGTGCCTATGTTTACACATTTGTCACGCGGTGGGGGGAGGAGTCGCAGCCTTCCCCCGTTTCCATAGTAACCAGTGGAAAGATAGACGCAACCTGGATGATTTCAAATCTGGACGCAACACCCCCCAACTCCGGGGCAATTATTGCTGTTTTCAAGAATTCTCCAGCTGCCGGCCAAGCGGAAATCAGCCTTGATACCGTCTTCGGCTTAAGAGCGCATGAGGAAATCAGGTTTGAATCAGTATCAGGCATGACCGACTTGAACGGTCTATTTACCCTGATAAGCGTAGACCCGATAACGAAAAAGGTTGTCATATCCCTTTCTACAGACCAGATCTACGCTGGGGGTGGGAAGTGGAAGCGCCAGGCGCCACACAATACCGGGGGGATGAACAAGCGCATCTATCGGACGCTTGCGACTTCGTCAGGGAGCGAGTATCGCTACGTCGCAACACTTTCAGCGGTTACGAAAAGTTACAGTGATACTGTTCCTGATTCGGTAGTTGCATTAGGAGAAGTATTGCCCTCCACGAACTGGGAAATGTCCCCGGCCAACATGAGAGGCATTGTTATGCTTGCGAATGGAATTGCCGCAGGATTCACGGGTAATGAGGTACTTTTCTCAGAACCGTTCAAACCTTATGCCTGGCCCACCTCGTATCGCCAGACATACGATCAGGAAATTGTAGCGATCGCTGCCATGGGTACCACGCTGGTTGGCATGACCAAGGGGAATCCTTTCACCATTACCGGGGTTGAGCCTGCGACCATGGGTGGAGGAATGGAGAAGCTGGGGGTAGCGTGGCCTTGCATGTCGAAGCGAGGGGTGGCGAATTTTGCATTTGGCGTTGGATATCCTGCTCCACAAGGAATGGTAATGATTGGGACAAGTAGCGATATTGTCACAAAAGACCTGTTTACCCAGAAGGAGTGGTCCGAACTGAATCCTGACACCTTTATCGCTACCTCTGCCGATAACCGCTACTACTGCGGCTATTCGGCTGGAGATAGCTCCCTCATGTTCGTGATCGATAAGGCGGAGAACGCATCCTTTTCAAAAATCAACCAGAACATCAGTTGCATCTGGACAGATCCCATAACCGGCAAGCTTTACGTCGCCACAAACAAGAAAATCTACGAATGGGAAGGGGATACGGGGACCAAGCTTCTCTATGAATGGAAAAGTAAACGGTTCGTTACTGCCCCACCAGTTAATTATGGTGCAGGGAAGATTGATGCCGATTTTGAAATGACGGAAGAAGAAAGAGCAGCGGCACAATCCTCCTATAACGAGACTATCGCTGCCAACCAGACACTGATCAGTTCTTATTCCATGAACGACGGACTGGCAGATACATGCCTTGGTGAATACGAGATTGGGGGCGATGCGACACAGGATATTCCTCTCTTATCCATGGATTCCCTGCAATTTCAATTATGGAGCGATGGGGCGCTGAAGTTTGCCAAACAGGTCAGGAATAGCCGCGCGTTTCGACTCCCCGGCGGCTATAAGGCTGATAACGTCGAGTTTGTGCTATCTGGCAATGTGAAGGTAAACAGCGTCGTCCTGGCTGAAACAATGGATGGATTGAAGCAGGCATAACTGCCATAAGTTCCAATTGAACGGCCGGATTGGCACTCTCGGTTAGATCTCTCGAACCGCTCAAGGTATTCAAGCAGCTTTCTTCTTCCTGATTTTGTCACTCAAACGTGAGCCGCTCCTATTCGGGCGGTTTTTTTACCTTAAAAAGGAATTTTGTATGCCGAAATACGTTCATTCCGACGTTCTGGATGGTGGATTGAATTCGATAAAGAACAATGCGAGCCGCATGCTGCTGTTGAAGGCATATTCCTTTGCTGACAGCTATGCAACCGTTAATGCTAATGCAATTTGTGCGGTTGCAATGGCGCCCGGAGATTATGCGCTGTCAGGCGCTGACGGCGCAGCTCGCATTCTGACTGTCGCGGCCCGCAGTGGAACAGCCTCAGCCAATTCTGGCGCCGCTCCCGATCTTCATATTGCCTTCACGGACAACGCGAGCAAAGTTTTGCTGGTGACTGATGAAACCACCGATCAGGTGGTAACGAGCGGCAATACAGTCAATTTCCCGAGCCTGACTTACACGAGTTCCCAGCCCACCTAACCAGCCAACTGGCGATATTCCGGAAATTAAACTATGGCATCATTTACCCAAGCGCAGGGTGCGCGCAGCGCGTCCGTGCTCAGTCTGGGAACGCTGGCAAGCGGCGCCTACATAACTTCGTCAGCCATTGATCTCGGATCTGCCATTCCGCTGGACGTTACTTTAGAGGTTGAATGCGATCCTAACGGAACTCCAACCGGTAGCCGCCAACTCATATTATTCGCAAAACTATCGCTCGATAATGTGAATTTTGGGAGTGGCCCGGAAAGCGGAACCGACGTCACCAATGAGGCTGACCTGCATTGGATCGGCACATTGGCGTGCAATGACACAAACGCGCACCGAAAATTTTTCAGCCTGCAAGGGCTGCCTGTCAGCCGTTACCTGAAGCTGGTCGTAAAAAATGAGATGGGTGTAGCGCTCAGTTCAGGGAGCGTTTACAGGGCAGATATTACTGGCCTTTCCACCTGATCTGATCCGCTGACATGTCCTCGATCATCCTGCGAGACAGGTTTGTAAGGCAACCTCAGCACGCTGCGCCCATTGATTATGCCGGCCTTGCCAAAGGGATACGAATATTGTGGAATCCCGCCGTCGGGCCGGTCGATCTGGTTACCGGGCGAATCTGGACAGCAGGCGGCGATGCGGCAATTGTTCCGGCACAAAATGGCAAGGTATTTTCGTTCGATGGCATTGACGACTATTACGCCTATACCGGCTACCCGGAGCTGACAGGCAATGTCGGCACCTTCTTTATGTGGTGTCCGATTGTAGGTCGCCCTGATACATATGGCCACGTTTCCTTCGGAGCTTCTTCTCCCAACATTTGCGGATACCAGATTTACCCTGATCTAAAGGTGGCTATTGGGTCCAACAGCCCAAGTACCGGCGCCCTTGCTTCCTGGTTCAACACAAAAAACCGCAGTATTGTTTTTGTATCCGGGGGTACCGCAGCGACCTGTAAAGTTTTTCTCGATGGGAAGGAAACCGGCCTGACCTGGACAGATCCGCCAAAAGCGTGGGGACCGGGAAACAAGAATTTCAACCTTGGACGGTACGTAGGTGGAAATCTATGGGAGTTTGATGGCGCCATACTGATAGCCGGTTTTTCCGATGCAGTCTGGGGAGCGGCTGAATCACGGGCTTTTCATGAGAACCCATGGCAACTATTCAAGGCGCCTGCAAGAAAGCTGTGGCCTGGCGATACAATGCTTGGATTAAGCGGTGTAGCTGCAATACAGGTAAATAGCGGCAGCGCGGTAGAAATTGCTCAACACCACGTGCTTGCTGCTGCGGGATCAACACAGGCAGGTGGCGTCGATACGGTCAAGGTCGAACAGAATCAAATCCTTGCGACGGCTGCTCCCGTTCAATCCAACCTTGGTAGCGCGGCTGGCATTACCAGAAGTATTGCCCTGGCGAGTGCCGTAATTGCGCCAGACAGAACCTTGAGCTCGGGGGAAGTAAGTCAGGCGCATATACTCGGTGGAAAGGGGTCGATACAGGGGAAGACCCTCTCACGCGCGGCAATCACGCAAACTCACACCTTGGTTGAAGCCGGCCTGGCGCAGTTTAACGCAGGCGGCGTCCTCCCTATATCCATCGGCAGTGGCACGCTTGTAGGAACGCCCTCCATGCAAGCCAATGCTGGCGGAACGGGCGTTATTACCCAGATACACATTCTTGTTGCCGCTTTTTGCATCCAAATCAATAAAGCAAGCGCCGAAGCGATAAGTGACGGGGTTGTGATTGAATCCGCGCTCATCAGCAAACCTGCTGAAGCGACCTATATCAAGAAGCCTGGCATTCCGGTTGGAACACCTCCCTGGCTGAAAACCATGCTTGAGATACTGACCGGACGACGCGGAAACCGAATAGCGCTTCCCGCCTTTCGTGCACTTACATTCTCTGCTCCCCCTACTCAGGCTGAATGCGAGGCGTTGTATGCGTATATAAATTCTGTTCGCGATTCTCTCGAACAGCTTATTTCACGTATGGATGGATGATGAATATTGAACTGATTTCGCTGCTCAAGGCAAATATGGGTTTGAACTTGACATCTGATCTGGCCGCGGATATCTGCGTTGCCGCCTACCGCATGGAAACGCTTGTGCAACCGAGAGATATTGCACAAATCAAGCCTCGATATAGTGGTCACCTAGTATTTGCTGTAGAGCGTATCGAGAACATTACAGAAGAAATAAAGCATTTGCATCGCGCCCATTGGAATGAAACCGAGGGACACAGGCATCGGCTACCGCTTCAGCCGGATTACGAGACTTTTATCCGGTATGAGCGGGCGGGCCGCTACCTTCTTTTTACCGTAAGGAGCGAAGGGAAGTTATTGGGCAATTGCGCCATGTATCTGGACAAGAGCGCTCACACGCAAACACTTATTGCCACGGAAGACACGCTGTATCTTTTGCCCGAGGCACGACGCGGTACTATTGCCAAGCGTTTTGTAAGGTATGTCGAGAATGCCATGAAATTGCTTGGCGTTCGAGAAATCAATATTACCGTAAAGACAGTTAATAAGGCCGCACGATTTTTCCGATTGCTAGGCTACAGGCACGTAGAAAATGGATTGACCAAAATATTGGAGATTGAAAATGTGTAGTTCGAAGCCACCAAGACCGGATCCGCTCATTGGGCAGGCTGCAAAACAACAGGCTGATATCGCGCAACAACAACTGGATGTAGCAAAACAGCAGCTTGAATGGGAGAAAGACAGAGCCAGGGTGCAGGACCCACTGATCCAGAAAATTGTTGATCAGCAGATTGCGGCAGGGGAAGCCAATGCAGCGAGGGCCGAATCACAATGGCAAGCCTACCGCAACCTGTTTGCACCAATAGAAGAGCGCATGGTAAGAGAGGCCAGCGAATTCGACTCAACTGAGCGTAAAGAGCGGATGGCGGCCGAGGCGGGAGCGGATATCGCAAAAAATTATGAGAGCGCCTTGGATTCGAGCCAGCGAGCAATGGCACGTATGGGGGTCAATCCCAATTCAGGCAGGTTTCAAGGCCTGGCCCACGAGATCAGCCTTGGGCTTGCCAAAGACACAGCGGGAGCAATGAATAAGGCCCGACGCGAGGCGGAATTGCAAGGCATGGCCATGCGGCAAGGCATGGCCCAATTTGGACGTAATATGCCCACTACGGGAATAGCTACCGATGCGGCAGCGCTCAATGCAAGTAACGCCGCCACTGACAATCTGGCAACGAAAGCCGGGCTGCATACCACTGGCATGAATGCAGCGCAACACTGGTATGACGGCGCTCTCGGCGCGAATAGCTCAGCCGGCAATCTGATGCTGAACCAGTATCAGGGCCAACTGAATGCATGGCAGCAACAGCAGCAGAATAAAGTGGGAGGACTCAGCGGGTTAGGCAATCTGATTGGCACTGTAGGCGGAGCTTATCTCATGAGGACACCCGGCTTGCGAACGGGCGGTGTTATCAGGAACTACAATGCCTATGGTTTATCCGCATTGAAGCGCGAAGGCTATGCGGATGGTGGCATAGTACAAGGCCCCGGTACCGGCACCAGCGATTCCATTCCAGGTTCGATTGAAGGTTTGCAACCCATTCGGTTATCCAACGGCGAAGCGGTACTCAACAGGAAAGCGGTGGAACTGGTAGGAGAGGATTTCATTCACCGGCTCAATGGTGCATCAGAGTTGAAGAAGCGCAAGGCGACAGTGAATAAACACAGCAGGGAGGGAGATGATGCTTGAAAGTTTGGGTGCATTTGCTGGCGGCCTTGCACAAGGTGTGCGCACAGGGCAGGATATGAAGCTGCGGCAGCAGGATGGCAACCGGTTGAAAAAGGCGGAGGAGCGCGAGGCGGAGTTGCATCAGGCGAGGATCGACAAGGCAGATTTTAACAGGGAAAAACGTGAGCGGCTTCGTGCCGCCAACGATGAGATAGCGATTCCATGGCAGCAGGATAAGCAGAAGCCATCTATTCCTGGTTACGCGGTGCCCGGCCTGAGTCCGGAAGTGGCGAAAGTACCTGCTGTCGTAGAAACTGGTGTTGGGGGACTTTCCAGTCTGAGCAAACCCGCAATACAGATTCCATCGGATGAAATGATCGCCAAGCGCATGTTGACTGCCAACCTGCTTGAAGATGCGGATGAACTGACGCGCATGGCGAACATTTACAAGAAATATGGCCTTCTGGAAGAAATGGCGCCCTGGATGAATAAAGTTTATGCAGCGAAGAAAAGGGGAATTCCTGATGCCCTGAACTCCCTGTTAACAGGGAACGTGAGTAAAGCCAGGGAAATCCTTGAAAAAGGTGGATTGGCGCTTGCAGATGATCCTTTGCGACTGGATTCAGACGAGCAACAGAACGTGTGGAGACTCCGATTCATGGATGGCGGCGAAACGGAAATCGATCTGAAGGAATTTGCGAGAAGGTTTTTTCCT